GATTTGCAACAATCTGCTCATTCAGGAATTGGTTAACCTTTGGATGGTTGTACAAGCGAGGGTTATCAGGAGAGTTAGCCCATGCCGTATATACAGCTTTTGGATCACCAGTGTAGGAATCGATAAATCGTTGGCGAGCATCATCTTTGTCTGCGGCAGCAATTTCCAGTGCAGAAACATACTTTGTAACAAACTTAGGATCTGTTACACCAGTAGTTGCTTTGTCAACAATGCCACCTTCAAATGCGTTGGCGTTACCTTTAATGTTGCTCAAACCTTTCAAAACACCTTCAGAGCGTGTCTTGTTCAGCAAGTTAACATTGCCAACCAAAGAGTCAAACTTGTCGCCAACACCAGGTATTGCTCGCATATAAGATGCACCAGTTGCAAAAAACTCAGTCAGTTTATTAGGATCTAGTTGTTCTGCAGCGTTATATAAATATTCAGCAGAAACCTTTCGATCACCAACAGTTAGTGCAGCATCAAGAGCAGTTTTTGTAAACTCATTGTATCGATTTGATGTCGCAAGATTTACTGCTTCTTGGGCAGGGGATATTTTTGCTACGGCTCCTGAAGGCGCTCCAGTTGGTGGAGGAGTTCCCGCACCGCCAGCACGAGGAGGCTGAGTAAGAAGAGAAGATCTAGGAACATAATAAGTCTTCCCATCAGCACCAATAACTTGTTCAACTTGACCTGAAGCTTGTGCTACTGCTTTAGCTGCTTCAATAGTAGAAATTGCCTCTGGACCGCCTGGAATTGCTTGTTGCATAAATCCACCGCCTTGCAATGGAACAAGCATAGTGTTTGCAGAAACTTCAGGTGGTGTAGATTGAATCTTGGCTTGCATACCGCCAAGAACAGGCATGGACTCAAATCTACCAGTCGCACTGTTATATTGAGTTTGTATCTGGTCTTTTTGTTGTGGCAAAGATCCAATAACTCTTCCTTGGTTGTCAACACGCAAACCATCAACAAAAGTAGGTTGCATTGATTTCAAAGTTTCACGAATCTGAGGTTGTGCAGGGTTTCCTGCCAAACGCAAAGAATCTGTCAAAGCCCTGTTGAAATCAATAGGTGCATTCAGAATGTCTATCTGGTTTTGACCTGCGGCAACAGTAGGACCACGGCCTCCTGCCGCTAACGCTCGCTGACCTGCTTGCATTGGAGTTGGAGCATATTGCTCTAAGAAAGCACCAACTTCACCACGCTGGCGTTGTTTCTCTTTCATCTCAGAGATAGCCCTTTGACCACTCAAGTATTGCTCTGGAACTGAGAAAGCAGACTTCAAACCCATTGATGGGTCATTGCTTAACAAAGAGCCTAACAAGAACTGAGTTGTAGCTTGCTTTTGCAAACTTTCTTTCTCAGCATCACTAAGACCAGTAAGTGCCGCATCAGACAGCAAACCAAAATTGAAAGCCATATAAACTCCTTAAATACCAAGAGCGCCAAGCAAACCTTGGCGTGAACCAGAAGTTGTTTGCATACCAGATCCACCACCAATGTTGAGTCCCAACGCCTGATTGATAATCTGTTGTTGCTCCAATGGCAGATTGCGAATCGCATCCAATTGCTGTTGTGTGTACTGCTGCTGGAATTGACCTTGAGCCGCCAAGTTCTGAGCGCCTTGGAAACCCATCTGTTGGGCATTCTGAGCAATACCAGCCATTTGACCTGCGGCAGCTAAGTTCTGTTGATTACCCGCTAAACCTGCTTGTTGGTTAGCCAAGTTTGCTTGCAAGAAGTTTTGCTGATTAGCCAAACCTGCTTGTTGTGACAAACCTGCTTGTTGAGCATTAGCTGCATTGATTGCCGCTTGATTAGACAATCCTGCTTGGTTAAATGCAGAAGCACCAAACTGACCCGCTTGGTTCAAAGCACCCATGTTTGCCAAGTTAACTGCTTGCTGATTAGCCGCATTAAATTGACCCATTTGGTTTTGAGCGGCAGCATTAGTTAAAGCGGCTTGATTTGCAGCACCTGCACCAAATTGACCAGCTTGATTTAAAGCTTGCAAATTGGCTAAATTCATTGCTTGCGTATTGCCAGCGTTAAACTGAGCCATCTGGTTCTGAGCGGCTTGATTAGCCAATGCCGCTTGGTTGGCAGAAGCCGCACCAAATTGACCTGCTTGGTTAAATGCGGCAGCGTTTGTCAAACCTGCTTGTTGCAAGTTTTCTGCATTGAACTGAGCCAATTGATTCTGAGCGGCAGCGTTCTGTGCGGCAATAGTGTTCTGAGCGCCAGCACCAAACTGAGCGGCTTGGTTAGCAGCCGCCTGAGTTGACAGACCTGCTTGCTGAAGTTGTTGGGCATTAAATTGTGCCATTTGGTTCTGTGCCGCTTGGTTTGACAAGTCTGCAACATTACCTGCTTGAGCGCCAAATTGAGCCGCTTGATTAGCCGCAGCTTGAGAGGCAAGACCTGCTTGTTGGAGGTTTCCAACATTGAACTGAGCCATCTGATTTTGAGCCGCTTGGTTAGCCAAATTAACTTGTTGTTGGGCTTGTAAGTTGGCTTGACCTGTACTGACATCAACACCTTGATTAGCCAAAGCCGCACGGAGACTTGCATCTTGGTTAGCCAAACCAAACTGACCAGACAGAGCCAAAGCCTGTTGGGTAGTGGCGGCATCTTGTGCTTGGTTAAGTTGTTGAGCTTGCATAGCTCTGGACAAATCGGACTCAGAAGCTTGTTGGGCAGCTTGGAAGGCGGCAGCATTCTGTTGAGCAGCCAATCTTGCGGCATTCTCATCAAAAGCACGATTAGTCTCTGCTTCTGCAACACCTTGGCGTGATCCACCAAATGCTTTAGCCGCAGTAGCACTAGCCGCAGTCTGCTGTTGTTGTAACTGTCTAGAACGCTCTAAATCCTTCAAAGACTGCTCTGTAACAGCCTGAGTGTAAGGATTCATGTATTGCTGAATATTCTGGTTTAAAAAAGAACCTGCTTGTATGTCACGAATATTCTGGCGAGCCTGTGGAGCAATCTGACCCAAAGCAGTAGAAGCCACTTGTTGACCAGAAACACCTGCCGCACCAACTTCACGAACAGTATCTCTATTCAACTGAGCGGCAAGAGCCTGTGCTGAAGGTCCTGCTTGTTGTCCAGTAAATCCTAAAGAGGTATAACCTTGACCCCTAGCAGTAGCCGCAGGACCCGCCTGTTGACCAGTAAAACCAAGGGACTGATAACCAGTAGCCTGTGCTTGTGTGGCAGGACCTGCTTGAGCGCCACCAAAGGTAGAAGCGTTATAGCCTTGAGATGCGGCAGAAGCGGCAGGACCTGCAGAAGTACCGACTCCAGTTTGTGCGTTATATCCTTGTGCGTTAGCCAAATTTGCAGCACCTGCAGAAGCAGATTGTGCAGTAGCAGGGTTATAGCCTGTTTGAGCAGCCATAGCAGATGGAGCTACTTGAGCGCCACCATATTGCAGTGCTTGGACATTCTGAGGCTGATAGTTTGCCGCTCTGTTAGCAACATCAAATGAAGCACCTATGCCTTGGAATATGGCATTATTGGGATTGGCAAATTCTCTGGTTTGCTGAATAGCTCTAGCTTGATCTTGGTTGTATCTCGCAAATTGGCGAGGGGCTAATTCTCCCGCAACACCACGAGATGTTTCCACATTTTGCAAATAAGCATCACGCAATGCAGGATCAAGCTGCGCTGTTTGTTGACTTGAACCACCAGACATATTACACCTCCGTAGACAGCCAATAATGTGTTGGCTTCATGTTAAATTTGGAAACAAAAGTTCTTGACCAACCCTTACGCCCTGTAAGTGTGATCTTTTGGCATCCCATGTCTTCAGCGAACTTCTGAATACGGGGGGTAAGAGTTTCTAGTTCTTCTAGATTACCTGCCGCCAAAAATATATGCAAAATCCGCATTCTGGGGAATATTTGCACTTGAGTAACAACTGCACTGTTCTCGCCTGTCCATAATTGCATCGTACAACTGTTCATACAGTCGGCTACATCCTGCATATTATGAGTGTTATCGTATTCTAAAGCAGGTTCTAAAATTTTCTCTACTTTTTGAAAATATACAGCCCATAATGGAAGTTCTCCATCTGTTTTGTATTTCTCGTAGTCAATCATCTCAAACTGCCAGGCTTTCCATCAAATCTGATAACACCAACACGCCAATCAGTTAACGCCACAGCTTCAATCTTTACTGCAATCTGTCTACCAGTTAATCGAACTGAAGTAGGAGAAGACAAGGTATATGGGCCATATGTGTACTCGGTAGTATTTGGGTAGAACCTAGTGCTAAAACTAGCTCTCACATCACCCGCAGTCTTTTCATCAGGAATCAATCCTGTAAGACTCATTACCCGATCTCCATTACCCAACTCAATTGGTCCAGACTCAGCAAACAATGTCTGAGAGTCATAGTTATTTCCTACTTCATGTTCATAGACATAACTATCGGCAGAAACCAAGATTGGGTTGTTGAAAATACCCCTGTCTGTACCGCAAGTACGAGCCAAAGTGCCAATAGCCCAGTGATTCTCACGATAGTTGTACGACACATAAGAATCGTTCTCGTTGGTAGACAGGCTTGGGTAATACCACCAGATCTCACCAAAAGCAGAGTTATGGACGCAATAAACCTTAGATGCTTGGGTTGTGTTCAGGTTATTAAACACAAAGTCGGAGACATCAGAAACCAAAGGTTTGACAAAACCATCATAGATCCAGAATCCTGAACCAGACATCCAAATACAAGCATTGTCAGTAGCCGCTACCGCTTGTTTGGAAATAACTCCGCAACCAGTGCCAACACGCTCAAAACTGTAAATAAAGGGTGGGCCAATATAAGTGGCAGTATGGACATCCACATCTGTAAACAGAATGGTAGTGCCACGAACACGCTTGGCACACTGTAAAGAGCCAACAGTGGTTAATTCAAAGTCACCTGCTTGGTTAGTGGCGGCAGGAGTCCAAGTTGTATTATTCTCTTGGTCACACCACTGAACTTTTCTAGGATTACCACCTGCACCCAAAGCAAACAAGAATCTTTCTTGGGTAACAATTAACCCTGAACAACTTGTAGGAGCATTTGTGATGGCGGCAGCGTCATTGGCTGTATTTAACTGCCATTCAAGGAGCTTCCCATCCTTAGATGAGCAAGCAACCAGATACTCACCCCATGTGTCCATAGACCATGTTGTGGCAGGAGTTACAGATCCTAAGTCTGGTCTGGCAACACCATAGGCAAAACTGCCATAAGTACTGTAGCCATAACCAATTTTCTGAACAGCATCTGCATCACCAGTCGTAAATGATGCAGGGGTTATGTCTGTCAGGGTATTTGTTTCGCTCAGAACATACAGATTTGTATGAGTTCCAACAGCAATTCTGCGGTTGTTTGAGTTGTCTCGCCAGTTAATCAAACCTCTAGCTTTGCCAGATAACTGGGTTGTGGTGCGTTTTCTCCATCCACCGACAGGGCGAATAGTTCCCTCAAACCAACGAATTAGGTTAGAGCCATTCCAACGCCCTTTAGCCTGATACTCAGTACCATTCTTGAAGACACCTGGAGGTATTTGAAGTGGTATGTAAGCCATATTAAGTCGGTAGGTTAGAGACAAAGCTCATTGTAGCAATAACGCTAGGAACTGCAGGTCTTGTTGGTGTTGTAGAGGTTCCAAAATGCTCAATGTTCACGCCTGTATCGCTAGGCCGCCACATGATCTCAATATAGTCATTTTCTGCCATATCAACAAAGAAATTTAGAGTAGCAATCATGTGACTTGGATCACCAGAAGATTTTCTGGGTGGTAAACCAAATCTACTATTAGATTTGTCTATATTTGTACCATTCTTGCGAAACCAGACATCTACATCTTGGGTGTCGTTAGTGGTGTTCTTAAATTGAATGGAAAACTGGCAGTTATACAGTCCTCCATTGACAACATTTAACCTAGAGGAGTTTGACAGGGTTACTCCATTACTGAAGTCTGTTGTGTCAAAGGTTATCGCATAGGCTGTAGTTGTATTGGCGGCTACTTGGTCTGTAGAGTCTTGAAAAGCACCATAAGGAAAGTTGATGTACTTTCCACCCATGCGAGAAGTTATTGACTGAATAGCATTAACCAACTTGATTAAAAATGTCCTCAAAGCGCCATTATTCTGATTTTGGACATCTTGAGAATATGAAATACCAGAAGTTCCCAGATTAGGAACTGGTGGCATATCAAGTTGTTGCTTTCCAGCCATTACTTTTTAATCCAAGTTTGCCAAACAGCACCAGCAGCCAAGATTAACCCACCAATCCATAGAACTGGTTGAGCAATAGACGCTATCCAGTTAAGAACCTTTACAGCACCTTTAGCCGCATTAATAGCGCCTACAAGATCACTTGTATTCTTATCAATAGTGTCTACTTTTGCCTCAACAGCAAGCAACCTATCGTAGATTTGCTTGTGGGTTACATGGTCTTCCATTACTCACTCCGATGGGGGTTCTTTAGGAACTTGTTCTTCAGCTTGTTCCTTGATCTTGACTATTAAAGGCCACACGCCACTAGACGATGGGAGGTTTCCCAATGTCTGTAGAACAAAGTTGATCTCGTTAACTTCTAATTCAAGTTTCATACTGATGCCGCCCGAATTGCTGTTAGGTCTTCTGTTGTCCAGAAGTCTTTAGCCAACATCAAAACTAAATGCTCTTTGTTACGAGCAACAGTATCTGCCCAATCTTCAGCAGTCATACCTTCTGGTTTACCTGCGTTAATTAAGTTTACTGAGTCCATTGCTGCGCTGTAGTGACGAGCAATTTCTTCTGCGGTAGGTGTAGTGATTTCTGACATGATTTACCTTTCAGTTTAAAGATTAGCGGCATCCAAACGTGCCTTGAGAGATTCAATGATTGCTTGTTGTTCTTTGATTGCGGCAACTAAGTATGGCACTAAGTTTTGTTGGATTCCTTTTACAGGCTCTCCATTTGTTAATGCGTTATATTCACTTGATGTTGCTGTTTGTTCTATAACTTGATTTGGCAAGATTTGCTCATATTGTTGAGCAATAAATCCAACATCATGCTGATCCGTTAAAATATAATCAAACTCAACTGGCTCAAGCGCAGAAATAATTGACAGCCCGTTTTCAACAGCCATCACATTCTTTTTAATCCGAGAATCTGAGGTAGTTGCCCAAGAAGATGAGTTGCTTCTTTGATACCAAGAGTTACTAGTGCTTGCTCCATTAACATATGCAAACCAGTCTCCATTTCCTGCGCCATTAGAAAGAGCAATGTAAGAACTTGCAGTCGTAAGGTCTAGTCCACCTTGAGAAGCGCCTGTATAGCATCCAAGAATTACATTACTTGCACCAGATGTTACGCTAGAACCTGAACTGTATCCAATAAATACATTGCTTGCTCCAGTATTGCTATACCCCGCCTGATAACCTACGGCAGTGTTGTTGGATGCTGTGGTGTTGGAGTAGAGAGCCGCATACCCAAGTGCTACATTATTAGTTCCTGTGGTATTAAACCGAAGCGCAACAGCACCAAAAGCGGCGCTATCTGTTCCAGTGGTATTTGCGTATAAAGCGGCTAGACCCATCGCCGTGTTACCGCCTGCAGTTGTTGTGTAAAGAGCAGTGTGACCGACAGCGGTATTGTTGTTAGCAGTGCTTGCGGTGTACAAAGCATTTGTACCAATTGCTGTATTTTGAACACCCGTTGTATTTGAGTACGCCGTTTGATAACCTACAGCAGTGTTGGTAGAGGCTGTTGTGTTGGAACGAAGTGCATTTACACCTATGGCTACGTTTTGCGAACCTGTTGTGTTTGTTAGTAGAGCATTAAAACCATTAGATACGTTCTCAAAGCCAGTGGTATTTCCTCGGCTTGCCGCATATCCCGTTGCGGTGTTGTAATAACCAGAGGTGTTGTTTAGAAGTGCCTCGTACCCAACAGCAACTTGTGCGTCACCCGCAGTGTTGCTATAAAGCGCCCTAAATCCAAGCGCAGAATTAAGACCAGTAGTTGTGTTGGAATACATCGACTGATACCCGACAGCAGTGTTACTTGATGCTGTGGTGTTGGCTTGGAGGGCTTGACGACCAATAGCCGTATTGTTTGAGCCTGTTGTGTTTGCATAGAAAGCATTGTCACCAACAGCAACGTTTAGTGTGCCTGTGGTGTTGCTAAATGCGGCGGCGGCCCCTAAAGCAGTATTTGATGCGCCAGTAGTGTTACTAGCTAAAGCGTACGCACCCATTGCTGTTGTTTGAGAGGCAGTACTTACATAAGCAGCTTGATAGCCTACAGCAGCACTGTTGGATGCTGTGGTGTTGGCTTGAAGAGATTGATAACCAAGCGCAGTGTTATTTGTGCCAGTTGTGTTTGAAAACAGCGCACCCGTACCGACACCTGTCAAAGCAGTGCCGGTAGTGTTAAGCGACAACGCTTGATAGCCCATAGCGGTGTTGTCGCCTGCTGTGGTGTTGCTTCGCAATGCGCCAGCGCCAACTGCAACATTTCGGCCACCCGTGGTATTGGCTTGACCGGGGGCATACGCACTGGAATCGCTTGCACCCATAAAGGTGTTGTAATTTCCTGTGGTGTTGGCATATCCTGCGCCTGCGCCAAAGAAAGCGTTGTAAGCACCAGTGGTGTTTGAGTAGCCCGCTTGAGCGCCGACAAATGTTTGCAAATTGACCGTAGTAGTGCTGTAACCTGCTTGATAACCTACCGCAGTGTTGTAGGATGCTGTGGTGTTGCTAACTAAAGAACTAGCACCTATGGCGGTGTTGTAATTGCCTGTGGTGTTGTTATATAGCGCACTATCACCAATTGCAACAAGTTGTGTTCCAGTGGTATTTGAATAAAGAGCAGGAGCACCAATTGCAACATTGTAGTCAGCGGTGGTATTTGCCCTTCCAGCAAGCCTACCAAGAAATACATTGTATGCGCCAGTCGTATTTGTATACCCCGCCTGATAGCCCACGGCGGTGTTGTTAGAGGCTGTGGTGTTGGAGAACAGCGCATCACGCCCAAAAGCAGAGTTATAGTTTCCGGTTGTGTTAAAGCGCAAAGCACGACTGCCAAATGCGGAGTTCTCAATACCAGTGGTGTTTGCTTCCATTGCGCCATTGGCAACAGCAGTGTTGTTTGCGCCTGTGGTATTTGCAGTCAATGCAAAGTATCCAATACCTGTATTCGTGCCGCCACTTAATGAGCCACTTGCCAAAGCGCTTGCACCCACCGCAGTGTTGGTGGACACAGCACCAGCACCACGACCAACAGTCAGACCTTGGATACTACCTGCACCAGTAACACTCAAAGTGCTAGAAGCGCTCAGAGTTGTAAATGAACCAGCCGAAGCCGCTGTACCACCAATAGCAGGAGGGCTTGCCAAGTATGTAGAGAAACCAGTTCCAGATACTGTGCTAGAAGCCGATAGAGTAGTAAATGCACCAGAGTCTGGAGTGCTAGATCCAATAGCAGTCGCATCAATCGTGCTAGATGCACCAGACACCACCAAAGTACCAGCAACACTCAAAGTCTTGCCAGAACCGACATTCAGGCCAACGCTTGTGCCATTTCCTGCGGCAGCAAATACTGCATCAACGCTGTCCAAGTCAGTGTTAATCTTAGTACCCCATGTGTCGGTACTTGCACCAACCTCTGGTTTGGTAAGTCCTAAGTTGGTAGTTGTGGTATCAGCCATTTTTCACCTCTATGCGGCAATTTGCCAAGTTTCGCTATTATCTGCAACCGATGTCCATGTTTTACTGGAATCGCTAACTGCAGTCCATGTTTCAGATCCGTCTGTAATTGGAGTCCAGGTCTCTTCAGTATCGTTAATCCCTGTCCAAGTCTCAGATACATCACTCTCTGCAATCCATTTTAGATTACCAGAGACTTCAATGCTAGATGTGCAAACAATACTCAAAGAAGCAGACTGTCTTCTCTGACCATTAACTGTCATGCTACTGGATGCAACAATAGGCACTCCAGAATTAGCAATTACCTGAGAGCCAACAACCATTGTTGCCGCATCAGCAACACTCATTGCCGCAAATGCAACCCTAACCCCATTGACAACCAATACACTACTGTCATTAGCCGCTAATGCTCCAATGGCAACACGCCTTGCCGCCACAGACATCGTGCTAGAGCTAGACACACTAGCCGCACCAATTCCAACTCTGATTCCAGATGCACTTACAGAGCTAGAACTAGAAATAGATGCAGCACCTATCGCTAATCTACGACCAGATGCAGTAACAGAACTAGAAGCTACTACTGCAAAACCACCAGTCTTAACAACATTAGCCGCAACAGATACAGAACTGGTATCAGAAACAGCTACAGCACCTATACAGATGCGTCTAGCCGCCAGTGTCATGGTACTGGCATCACTGATGGAGGCGGCTCCAAGGCTTACGCCATAGGAGTAATTCCCTCCACCATAATAGCCAGAACCATAGGCAGCCATGTTATGTCAAAGTGATTGTCAAGCTAGTTGCAGGGATGCGGAACACATCGCCATCATTGATTGTTCGTGCAGTAGTCAAAGGCGCCCAAGCAAGCAGATTTCCACCTGTACTAGCATCAAAGATACCTGCCCAACCAACAGAACCCCAGTTACCACCAGAAGCGGCAGCAAACTCAATTGCGGCAGCGTTACTAAAAGTAGTAGCAGTACCAGAACCAGAGATAGTGCCAGTAGCAACCCTAGCGTAAGCATTGCCAGTTACTTCTGTACCACCACCTGTATCACTAGGTGCGGCAGTAAACAGTCCAACATACCAAGCAGTTGGGCGAGTGGCAGAACTACCTGTGAACAACCAAGTAAGTACTAGATTTTCGGTGTAATCGCTAAAAGATGACATTTTTTATCCCAAAGAACGGGCACGAACAAGAGGAGTTGAGGAAACAGATGCCCTTTGATCTGCAATCTCAATGTCGCTTAAAGAGTTTGTGTATAGTTGACCCCATGTACCTAGACGCTCATCGTCTTTTAAGTATGGAGTTGCCTCTGTTAAAGCACCATACAAGTACAAGTCTGGAGCATATGCCAATAGCCAGTTGCTTGTGTTTGAATCACTTAGCGCAGGAATCTTAGCATAATAAGTCAGCTCACCAGTGTATGTGGCATCAGGTGTTGGGATAACTTCTAGTTGAGTACCAATGATGGTGTAATAACCTGGCTTACCAGAAGCAACATAGTTATTAGCCTTCAATTCATCACCATAAGCCTCAGTTACAAACTGCAGTTTTACAATGGGGTTGGTATTTAATTGAAACTCTTTAGCCTGTAACCAGTCAGCAGGATAGGCAAAGTATTGACTGTCAACACTGGCAGTAGCTCTTTTAAGCATTTGCCTGACACGCAACTTACGATTAAGTTTAGCTTCTGCAAGAGTGATAAAGGTTGGAATAATAGCAGTCAGATCATCCCGATTGAGATAATCCGCTATTGTTGTCTTTAACCCTGCAAAAGTATCAAGTGCCATTTTCTACATCCCTACACGCTAGTGTATGCTCATGTTTGTACTCAAATGTACCAATATGAAAGATCTGTTTAGAGAGATCTTGATCCACATATGTTTTGTGTCCGTTCTCAGCGGCTCTGCGACAAAACCATACATCTTCACCAATGTAGTCTTCCGCAGCGGGAACCCAAGGGATAGCAAACCAAGGATATTCCATAGACTTATAGACTTCGGATTTAACGAGCATTACGCCCATTCCGCAGTAGTCTACTTCAACAAGTCCTGTTGATTCGTCCTCAGTATATACCCGATTTACAAATGTTGCATCCATATCTGGGGTATTTTTTTTCACCGCAATTGGCTCTGTCGGAAACCTACGTTTGGCATAATTTCCGCAAACAATACCTGTATCGTGTTCTAGTAAGCGCAGGATCGTATCCTTTGGAAACCGCATATCACTGTCCAACCAGAGAGTATGGGTGCATTCTGCCGCTACAGCATCCCTAGCAAGGTCTTGACGCTGTGCTGACAACAAAGTGCCAGAACTGGTGTAGATCACTACTTTGTGATGAGATGTACCTACTGTAAATCCAACCAATCTGGCTAAATCAAAAGCAAATCCAGAGTTAACAAAATCCCGTGTTGGAACCAAAATTCCAATGGTCTTACTATCCATTAAACTTCTCCAGGTCTTGTGCGAAATGCACGATTATCAGGGTCATTGAGCCAACGCTTCATGTAAGCTTGGTCATCAAGTTTGCCTTCGGCTTTCATTTGATAATACAAAGCCATCGGAATAGATGCCACATGGTGCATATCTCCATTCCAATTAGCTCGCTCATCAAAAGAATTAAATCTTTCTTTGTTTGCTTCTACTACTTCTGTAGCATCAATAATTGTCTCAATGGTTGCCTCATCTTTTTCAGCATCGTAATGCCAAAGCTTCTTGGTTCCCATTTCTGAGTTTATGTCAAAGATTTTTGTAGTCATATAAAAAAAGGGTGGGTTATTAGCCCACCCCTTGTATTTCAGATTAGCTCTGAATTGTAGAGTTCAGGTCATAGACAGCGCCATGAGCCTTCTCGTTCTTGATCTTCAAGCCCCACTCGCACAAGAGCATACGCTTCTCGGCATCACCAGTCTTAGCCAGTTCAACTGTCTGGAAGGGACGCAGGAAAGCAACGCTTGCGTACTCAGGATCAAGCACGAAAACATCACGCTCACGCTGGAAGCGGTTGGCAACAATACTCACATTACCGAAATCGGAAACGTAAATATCTGCAGCGCCAATGATGGTGGAAGGCTTAGGACCTGTCACATTGAAACGCTGACCTGCGATACCAGCCATCTTGGACAAGTTCTGCTTGTTAACAGGACCAGCCATAACGATAGATGGTGAACCGCCTTCTGTCCACACCTTCTGAATTACATCTTTCAGCAATGTCTCGCTGAATGAACGCAAGTTAGTGGTTGTAGCATCAGTACGAGCTGCATCAGGAATGGTTGTGTATGAAGGATCACCACCACCAGAGCCTTCGTTTGTATTGGTCTTCAAGAAGGCCAACAAAGCGCCAGACTTACGAGCGGAAGAGGTAGAACCAGCGGCAGCGGCTTGGTTAGCCAACATTGTGGCCTCCATGTCACGCTTAATTTCCGCAGATTTTTTAGCCATTTGGTAGCTCAATTCTGAGCGACGTCCTGCCTTGTCAACTGCTTCCAAAGTACCAGCAATGATCACATCCTTACGGCTAATCTGGGTGTAGTTGCCCAAACGAACTGTGGCTGTAACTGCTTGGAAAGAAGTGATGTCATCGCCTTCGATCTGAGCATTTGTGGTGACGGCAGCGGCCAAATCATCTGTTTGCCATTCAAAGAAAGTGTTGGTGACGTTCTCACGACCAACATTGCTCATAAATGGAGTCTCTTCTGGAGAGATCTGATAGATGACATTCGAAAGGTCCTCTCTAACGCCTTTAGCGTCAAATCGGGTGTATGTATTGGTAATAGCAGCCATGATAATTCCTTAGATGAATTTTTCGAAAAGGGATGCGGCATCTCTGACGCTTCCTGTTTGTGCAAGACGCTTTTTTGCGTTATTCAAATCACTGGACTTAGAACTTACATTACCTGCTGAACCTGGAGTGACCATCCTTGGTGCTTTTTTAATCTTCGCTTGGAATTCTGGACGCTTACTCATCATCTGGTCATATTTCCACGCTTTGTGAAGCGCCAATAATGCCCTTGAATCAGTGATCGTGTTCAGCTCCTGCTCGGAAAAACCCAAAATCTGTCCGTACTCCAACAAAGCCTTTCCTTCTGCTTTGGCCTTTTCAGGAGAATTCCACTCAGGGATTTTCTCTTTCAAACGGGCAGTTTCTGCCGCCAAAGTAGCATGAATATGCTTTTGTGCATCAGCATTCTGCAGTTGTGCAATCCTCAACTCTTCTGCTTGGATGGCGTATTTCTGTTGTTGTCTGCGCTGATGTGATGTCCATTGACGGGCATATTCAGTCGGGTCTTCAACTTCCAAACGATTCCAATCAGGCTCTGGAGGCTCGTACTCCTGCAACTTCTGTTGCAATTGTCCTAATAACTGTGATGTGTATTCACGCTCTGCACGTACTTGCTGAAACTCAGACTCGACTAATTTGCGCTCTTCTGCCAGTTTCTGCGTTTTCCGTGTGTAGTCGGCTTCTCGTTGATATCCTCTGATTAATTCTTCCTTCGGGACTTCGATTTCTTTGCCATCAACTTTGACAACAAACTTCTCATCCCTTGGAGCTTCCTCTTCGGACTCTTCCTCGTCACCTTCTACTTCCTCAGAAGATTCCAATGCTTCGTCTTGCGGCTCCGCACCTTCCACTTCCTCAGACTCAGATTCGGATTGCTCCTCCTCTGGTTGCGCCTCTGCACCAGTGTCAACACCCTCTTGGCTGTCTAGCATGGAAGCAAAGCTTTGCGCTGCTTGGTTTACTGTAATCGAACCGACTGCTTGTGCGTTATCGGACATATTTACCT